GCCAGCCCAGCGGCCCCGGCTTTTTGACCGGGGGGACACTCCCCTACCCGGGGGTTTGTTGTATGCGCAACATTGGTACACGTGTTCTATCGAACGTCTGTTCGCTCGAATGTTTGTTCGGTTGACGTGTTGCGTGCCGTGTGGTATCGCGCGGGCACGTTCCTTTGTATGCCGTGATTGCGTGTGATGTGACCGTGCATGATCGTGGCCGTGCCGTGCCTGTGGCCGTCGTGCATGGCCGTCGTGCCGTGGTTTTTGTGTCGCCGTCGTGTGGTTGCGACACGCCGATGGATGCTAGTGTTTGCAACGGTTTATGTGGTGTCTGCGTTGTCTCGATTTGCTATCTGACTGGATAGCGTATATAGTGGGAGCCATCAAGCAAACGACAACGAAAGGAACAGAGATGAACGAGAGGCCACCACCGCAAGGACGGTGACACGAAGCCCCCCCTAACGGGCGCGGCATGGATGATTGATAATTGAAGAGTGGACGCGACGAAGACGCGACGGATTGCGACTAGGCATGATGCACCCTCACATCACGCAAGGCCGAACCGTCGTCGAGTCGCTAACGTGGTGCGATTGCCGGCATGGAATTGTCTCGCACTGTCTGAGTGGTCTACGATGGCCTTAATCCAAGTTAGGAGTAAGGGCCATGAGTTTGAAAGAATTAAGGATGAAGCGCGGTCTAACGCAACGTGAGTTAGCGCAACGTAGTGGCGTGCATCATGTCGAGATTGCGCAGATTGAGACAGGTAAACGCAATGTTCGGGCGGTGTCGCTTGATACTGCACTGCGATTGTGCGATGCTCTCAAGATTGCCAATCCGCGCAAATTGCTTGATTCTGATTCTAAGTCTTCGGCGGAGTGATCCGCCACAGGGCTAGCGTAGTCTTTATGGCACGTCTAGCACACAGAGGAGGGGCGCGCGGTGCATGCCCCCCCCCCCCGGGCTCGATTGCTCAGTAATCATTAACCAACTAACTAACTAAGCCCTCTTATTCTAGCAAGGGGGCTGGAATGGAGTATCAAAAATGCGTGATGAAAACACTTTTGCAGCGGCATATCGTTCCGACTTGCGGGATGAAATTGTTGAAACTCTTAAGGATTATGCGGACGGCATTACGCCAGCCAAGCAGTGGTGCTGGGATCAGTATGACGACGTTGAGCTTCAGGTTACCGGCAACGATAACGGTTCCTGGACATGCAACGCCAGCAAGAGTTCCGAGAACATGCAAAACGTCATGTTCTCAGATGATTGGGATAGGTTCGTCGCTAGCGATTACGCGTACGACGCACCACTTGATAATTCTGAAGAACTTGAGGTTTTCTACCGTACTTGGCTGTTCTCCGAAGAGTTTGACAATGCGGTTTCCGAACTGCTTGCGGAGTGAGGCGTGACGATGTGCAGTAAGTGCAGTTATGCGGATCGTTATCCGTATTATGGCCTACCGGTAACGCCTGAATCCAGCAAGCTGAGGGATGAGGCTGAACGTTGCCGTGAGAGCGCCTTGCGCTGTTTTATTGCTGAAAGCGACTGTGATAATCCGAAACGTGCTGATGCGTTGTGGCGTGAATCGTGTCGCAAGAGTGCTGAGGCGTGTTTCTTGTGCAGCAATGCGCGACGGTTGGAATTGGAGAGCGCTTTACAATGCGAGGCCATCGAATATCCCAATTGTCCTAATCGCAAGCGTATGCGCTGACTTGTTCCAGGCTTTCGGGCGTGAGCCTATCAATCACGCCCATCAATCTTCTACCAATCCCTTTTACACAATCGAGGTGTTTTGAAATGTGTGATTCTTTTTCTCTTTTAAAAATGCGTAAGAAGATTACCATGCTTGTTGCCGTGCTTGTTGGCCTGTTGGCTTTCGGCGTGGCTTGTTCCCCAGCGCTTTCCGATCAGCCGGTTGCCGATCCGCATGGTACGCCCGAGCAGCAGTGGACGTGGTGGCGCGAAACCTATGCCACGAAGGATTACAGCCAAGCTGACCTAGCGAGCTACCGTGAGCTATCCGACATTCCGCAGTGCGGCATGGAGGACGGTAGCACTTCGGACGGTTACGAACGTATTTGCGAGTGGCGTGGAAGCGTTGACGGCAATCAATCCGGCACGTCATACGTTTTGGTTGACGGTAGCAAGGTCTTGGAATGGTGAAACCGCTCAGGGCCGTGCGGTGAACGGCCCATCAAATAATCAAGTTTTTTATACAAGGGAGTTTTAAAATGTCGAACAAGGTTAACGGCCTGTGGGCAGTCAATTCGTCCAGTGTCTTCATGTTCTTTGATTCCGTCAACACGCCTAGCGTGTGGCGTTTCGAGATGAAGGATGGCGTTGAATCATGGCGGATGATTCCAGGCGTCCGCAATGCTCAGGCGGTGCGTGGCGTGGCCGCCGCATATCGTGCTGACGGTGGCACGTGGCTTGACCCTAACGGCTCCGATTACGCTCAGGCCGTGAGTGAGATTGGTGATGTGCCGTTGATCGTGGAACGTGGCGATTGCATGGTTTCCTCTGATTGTGGGGATTATACGGCGCATGGCGTGAGCCTGTCCGATGCCGACCGTGAGCATGGTTGGGAATTGTCCTACGAGGATGGCGGCATGGTTGTGTCACGTGACATTTCATTCCTCACCCCGGCCGAGCGTGACCATCCTGAGATGTGCGAGACTTACGATGATTTGCCGGTTGTCGCCCCTGAACCGCAGGCGGTTGAGCCTGAACCGGATACGGTTGAGATTCCCGAAGTGCCGCCGATTCCGTCCAATGATACGCCGAAGGTGATTGCGCAGCATGGTGTCAAGGCGCGCGTGGTCACGATTCCGGGCGGTAAGTCGGTCAAGGAGTTGGCTGACGTGTTCGGCGCGTATGTGCATAAGCCGCGTGGCTTCCGTGATTCCAAGGGCCGTCGCGTCGCATATGTCGCGTTCGACGGTAAGAGTGGCGTGGTTGCGTACCGTGACTACTACCAGCGTGGCAGTGACCAAACGTTGGAAGAGTCCGTGGCCGCGTACCTCGCTCAGCATGAGATTGTCGAGGTGGCATGAAATGTCACGTGTCGTCATCACAGCACAGCAGGTCAAGGCCGCTTTGGAGGCTACCGGCTATTCGTCCATCGAGTCGAACATTCAAGCCGTATTACAGGAGATCGGTAAGCGTCCCGCGTTGATAACCGCGTATCTCAGCACGGTTATCAACGCGGCTGCCGACAATCTGCCTGATCCGCGTCATATGGATTGCCTGTTCTAACAAAATTTTGGCCGGACGATATTCCAGTACGGTCCGGCCATTGCAAACAGTAATTAACTCAACCAAACCATTTGCAAGGAGATTCTACCATGTCCCGCCATTTTTACGCTGTTTATTGGCCTTACGGTGTCAACACTTTCAATTTCGACCATGAGCCGATTGGTACTGTTGTCCCGTTCGATACGACCAAAGCGCGTGACGCTTACGTTGCTGCTGACCGGTTCGACGGTAATTTTCATAGGAGCGCGCCGGATTATCGATTGACGCGCAAGATGATGCTTGAGGCGCTGAGAGAGTTCCGTTCGTTGGATTCCAAGGGCTACGAAGGTTGGCGTGTGGATGGCGTCTTCTATGAGTCTCTTGGTGATGCGTACAAGGCGATGTTCGATGCTGATGCGCAGTTGCGTTATGACCTGTTCGGTGACGTTGATTCGAGGGAGGTGTGAGTGTCATGGAAACGTTGAAATTGTGGGCTGATTTTCACGTTGGTCAGCAAATGTATGCATATGACCATTTTGATGTGGTCGAGCGTAAGCGTTATTGGCGTCCCGTGTCGAAAACGTATCTTGTGTACGCGTGGCTGCGTGACCTGATTCGTGGGATGCGTGATGCGCGCTTGGGTGGATTCCAGGGTTGGTTGTACTGCGTTGTCAAGGATGGCGGGTTCACCACTCAGGAGTTCATGGGGTTCAATGACGAAATCGAGGTGTTGTGATGATTGACGTGAATATGCTGCCGCGTGAGCTTACCGGCTATGTCGGTCATGTGTGTGGCATGTGGTTCGCTTGTCATTTCAATGATTTTGAGCCTGTGTTCGTCCATTCCACGGCGGGCATCATCGGTGAACTGTACGAATACCTGGTGGATACGGTTCAGGACAATTCGATGAATGGCGGCTTGGATTATGAGGATGCGGAAGAGTACGCGAAGTTGGCGGCTACCGTTCCGTGGTCTATGGAGGAGATTGACCGCGTGGCGGAACAGTCTTTCCGCTACGTGTCTGACCGAACGTTGCAGGTGGCTTACGCCTTGTGTGTCCTCACTTTTGATGCGATGTTCCCGCAGAAAATCGAGGTTGTCAAACCGGACGTGCGGGAGACGTTGTTGAGCGTGGCGTTCCCGCATGATTGGCAGCGCCGCATGGCGGAGTCTGACCATGATCGCGTGAGCGTCTACCGCATGGGTTTGGAATGCGTGACGAAAGCGTATGACAAGGTTTTCGACCGTCTTGGGGAGGCTGACTGACATGACGCGCAGTAGGAACAGACGACTTCGCCTCATCCCATCCCACCTTCCACTGATCCGCGACAAACTCGTGGAATACGAGCGGGTCGCATTAAAGGAGGAGATGGCTGCGCACTCGCAATACGAGCGGAGCATGGAAGCGGCTTGGAATTTCGCTGATAATCTCGCCGTCGCGCAGCTTTGGTGGATCAGCCGGGACATGACGGCGCTGGCGGAAGATACCGTCCGGGCAGGTGATTTCCCGAAATCGGAAGCGCCGGCGCAGAGCGGGCTTATCTTCTTCGACGGGGATGTCCAAATGGTCAGATTCCCCGTGACCGACGACGCGACGGGAAGGAAGGTCGGAGACGCCCATGTGTCGGCGCTCTTCTGGCAATGCGACGGCAACGGCGATATCGAATTGATGGGATTCACGGACCATCCATGCGCTCTGAAGGAATGCGACGCGAAATCATTCTCACTGCCGGTCATCAGATTCGCCAACGGCATTTTCAATGAGCATGTCGGCGGTTTCCGATGGTTCGGCGATCTGCTGCGCGCGGTGTGGGCGTTGAGCGCGGAACCGCATATCTGCGAGGCGAAACCGGCGAAACCCGATATGGCGCATCCGCTGCCGCCGCGTTTCGACCCGGAAATCCGCAAGGTCAAGATGCTGGTGCTGCGTGAGAATCTGCATCGTCCTGGCGGAAGCGCCGATGATGACGAGCGGGTGCGACGTGAGTATTCGCATCGTTTCATCGTGCGCGGCTTCTGGAGGGATCAGGCGTATGGTCCGAATCATTCGTTGAGGCGCAGGCAGTGGATTCCGCCATTCGTCAAGGGTCCAGCCGATAAGCCTTTGATCTGCAAGGAGACGGTGCGCATATGGAAACGGTGAGCGACATGATCGCCGGTTTTCTCGCCGGCCTGACGCCGGGTACAAGGGCGGGGTATCGGAGCGTCGTATCGCGATGGCTCCGCTGGTGTGCGGATAACGGCATCGACATGCTGCGGGCGAAGCGCACTCATATCGAGGTGTTCGCCGCCTATGACGGCGGCATGCGGCCAGCGGCGAAAAACACGGTGTGCAGGAATCTGAGCGTCGTTTGCTGCCTCTACCGCTATCTCTGCGAGGAGGGGTATATCGACTGCAATCCTGGCGAGCATGTGCGTAGGCCGAAACTGTACGGTCATTCGGATGGCACGTACCTCACCCGCGAGCAGGCTAGGCTTTTTCTGACCGAAGCACGCGGTATGGGTGCGCGGACGGATGCCCTGTGCAGTCTGCTGCTGTTGACCGGTGCGAGGGTCGGTGAGGCGCTTGGGTTGGATGTCGAAGACTGTCATCTGAATGACGGGCGTCCGTGGGTGCGGTTCGACCGCAAGGGCGACTGGTCTCAGCGTGTGGCCATTCCCTCCGATGCGGCCGAGGCTCTCGCACGACTCGTTGGCGAACGTAGGCGTGGTGCGGTGTTCCGTGAGGATTCCGGCGTGCGTCTGCGGGCGGCGACGGCGCGG